CGGGTGTCAGGTGTCAGGTGTCAGGAAATACTGAAACCTGAAAACTAAAGGAGGGCACAATGGCCGATAATTCGCAGAAAATCAAGGATGAGAGTCGGGAAGGAGTTACTACGGTGATCGATAAAAAAGATGAACGTCCAACATCGAACGTTCAACATCGAACATCGAATGAAAATAAACCGGACAAACAAGAGGTAAACTGAATCAACTATAAACCAAAGGGAGTTTCATTATGTTAGAAGCAAAAACCCAGTTGGCGATCAAATTGGAAAGCGAAGAGGGCACCGCCGAAACCTTGGCTGCTGCTGACGCGATATTGCACGCCAACGGAAAATTCACGCCGGATACGCCCATGTTCCAGCGGCCCATGCGCAGCTCGTCATTGTCACCGTTTTCTTCGGTGCCGGGCGCCAGATCCGCGACCATCGAGTTCGACATAGAACTCAAAGGGTCCGGGACGGCGGGCACGGCCCCGGAATGGGGCAAGGCACTCATGGGCTGCGGATTTGCTGAAGATGTTGAGACGGGTGTGTCCGTAACCTATACGCCGGCATCCTCGTCCATCGGCTCCTATACGGTGGCCCTGTACGAGGACGGCATGATCCACAAGATCTGGGGCGCCCGGGGTACGGTCAAGGTGACTTTGAAAAACGGGGAGCCGGGCATGCTCAGCTTTGCGTTCACGGGAGCGGATTTTAGTGTGGTTGACGGCGCACTGCTGTCCGGGGTGTCCTATGATTCCACCAAGCCCCCGGCGTTTCTGGCGGCTCAGTTCACCATCGATTCTTATGCGGCCCTGCTTTCTTCATTGGAGATCGACATGGCCAACGCCGTGGCATTGCGCCCCGACGCCAACCGGGACAGCGGATATAAATCAACGATCATTTCCAGCCGGGCGCCGGTCATGACTTTCGATCCCGAAAAAGTACTGGTGGCCACCTATGATTTTTACGGGAAATTACGATCCGGAAGCGAGGGCGCTCTGTCCACGGTTGTGGGCAGTACTGCCGGGAACATCTGCACCATTAGCGCGCCCAAAGCGCAGTACACCAAGATCGACGAGGCCGAGCGGGACGGCATCCGGAGCTTAGGCATCGATTGCCAGTTGAACCGGGATTCCGGGGATGATGAGCTATCGCTGGCATTTACGTAAAAAGCATAGAGTAGAGCAGAGAGGAAATCATGGAAGAAAATGCACAAGTAAAGCCGGAAGTCGATCTGGATGAAAAATACGGGCTTCGGCCGCTGACCCGGGGGGAATTCAAAGGCCTGCGAAAAGACGGATATTCCCTTGCCAAGATGGATAAGCTGGACCCGGACCAGGTCGATGATCTGATTGACCGGGTGATCGACATGGTCATGGGGGACCGGGCAGCGGAACTGGACGACGAGCCCAATACCACGGTCCACCAGGTGTTTCAGCGGATTGTGGCGCTGACCTACGGGGATGAGAAATCGGAAAAAAACTCGTCCAAGCCTGGCGCTGGATCAAAGAAGGCCGGGCAGCAAAAGAAAACCAAAAAGCACCGGAAGTGATGGAGGAAAATGAAGACGCGCTGGCGTTGTTTTGCGCGTGCGCGACCCAGTGGCGGCGGGATCTTTTAGGTCATCCCACGGGACTGGATTATGCCGGGGTGCTGGCAGCGGCGAACATGCTGGGAATAAAGGTGGACTGGGTGATGCTGAGAAAGCTGCAGGTTTTGGAGCTCGATGTTTTGGGCGATGGAAAAACGGCCGGGCCCGGGATCGGCACGAAACCCTGCCGCAACGCCCATGCCTGCGCCATGTGCACCAAACACTGCGACGAGAGAATCGGACATGCCGAGTAATACCGTTGAAATTGCGATCAAGGCCAAAAATCTGGCCGGAAAAGCCCTGGGCCAGGTGACCAAAAACGTGGAAAGCATGGCGAAAAAATCCATCTCCCATGTGAAAAAACTAGCCAAGCAGATCACGGCGGGCCTGGGCGGGGCCCTGTCCAAAATCGCCAAAAGCCTGACCAGCCTCAAGGCCCTGGCTATCACCTCCCTGGCCGGATGGGGGCTGAAAAAACTGGCAGACGGGTTTATCGAGACCGGGTCCGGGATGGACCAAATGCGCATATCCCTGGACACCATTACCAAGGGCGAGGGGGACGAGTGGTTCGAAAAGCTCAACCAGTGGGCCTTGAAAATGCCGGTCAACACGGCCGAAGCCATTAAATCGTTCACCATGATGCGGGCAATGGGGCTGAAGCCCGCCATCGCCGACATGACCGTGCTGGTGGACACGACCAGCGCCCTGGGGGGACAGGCGGGCACGTTGGAAGGTATTGCCCGGGCCCTGGGCCAGATCAAGACCAAGGGTAAGGTCAGCGCCGAAGAGCTGATGCAGTTAGCCGAACGGGGGGTCCCGGCCTACGAGATTCTCCGGGAGCAACTCGGGCTCACCGCCGAACAGGTGGCCAACATCGGCAACCAGGGAATCGATGCGGGCAAGGCCGTGGAGGCGCTGATCGCGGGCATGGGCGAGCGGTTCGGCGGACAGTCAGAGAAAATCCAGAGCAAGTGGGCGGGATTAACGGAGTCGCTCAAGTCTTATTGGACCGAGTTCAAGCGCCTGGTTATGGAGTCCGGCGTCATGGCGTTTTTGGAAGAAAAGCTGGGCGCCCTGGTGGCACGAATCGACAGCATGGCCGCATCCGGTCAACTCAGGGAATGGGCGGAATCAACCGCCGAGGTCATAACCTATGTGCTGTCGGAAGCCATCGACTGGATTACCCGGATCGCATCGACTATCGGCTCGGTGATGCCCGCGTTCGACGAGCTGCGCTGGCGCATCACGGACTGGTACGAGGCCAACAAGGAACTCATAAAGGTCCAGGTTGTGGGATTTCTAAAAGGGGTTGGAGAGGCCATCGTTTCGATTGCCGAAAATATCGATATCCTGACGGCCCCGCTCCGGGGGTTGATCTGGTTATTCAAAGAGGTGGCCCAGGGCGCCATATGGTGCGCGGGAAAAATTGCCGATCTCGTGAGGTGGATCTCGAAACTCTCCGCCACCAAAGCGGTTTTGAACTTCGTGGGCATCGGATCTCCGGAACTGCCCCTGTCCGAAAAAATCGACCAGATCAAAAAACAGGTGACCGACTTGTCTGTCCATGTGTCCGGCCAGGCCGCCAAATATACCATTGACGGCGGCGGAACCACCCGGGCCCTGGCCGCCATGACCGGCGCGGAGCAAGGGAGCGGCGGCGTACTGTCCGGCCAAACCACCGCTTATTACGGCGGATCGACCACCAACAAATCAATGGGCGATATCATCATCAACCTGCCCCAGGGCGCAGCGGCTTCCACGGGCCGGGACTGGCGGGAGACCGTTCGCCAGTATATTATCCCGGAATTGCAGAGTGCGGGAGTCATTTGATGGCCAATATGAAGTTCACCAAAGGGGAAGACACGTTCACCTTCGTGGACGGCCGAAAATACCCCATCAACGACCAGGCCCAGGTCAACGTGGTGGTGGATTATTCCGAAGGCAAGCAGCTCTACGCCTACGACAAGGGCGTGCAGGAGGTGTTTATATCCCTGGACATGGTGCTAATCTGCCAGGACGATTACGATAATTTTTCATGGTGGCTGACCGATATTGCCGTGGGGCCCAAAAAGACGTTTACCTTCACGGACGAAAATGAGGTCGACTACACGGTCCGGCTCATGGATACCAAAAATCCGCTCAAGGAAGTGGGGTCCGGGCAGTATTCGGGCCTGATTACCCTGAGAGAAGAAATTTAATGTAGGGCAGGCTTTCCAGCCTGCCGAAAGGAAAAAAATGAGGAGCATACAACTTTACAAGCTGCTGCAGCAGCATGCGGGAAAGATTAATAATCTGGCGGTGCAGCTTTATAACGCCAAGATCGAGACCCGGGATGCGTTGGATCAGGCCGGGGCCGAGATCGAGCGCGTGCGGCATATCATGGATCAGGCGGATAAGGAAGATTAGAGGGTAAGAAAGTGAGACGGTTGGAAGGTTAAAGTCTGTGAGAAGCTTCAACGCTAATTTTGTCACCGAAAAAAACAAGCGGAGCGACGGACCCGCGCCCGTGAACCTGCTGAAATTCGGTTTTGCCACGCCCGTATATCTTTCCGACCGGGACGTGACGCCCTCCGGAGGCCCCGCTTATTCCGGCCTGGTCAAGTCCTGGGGATTCATCGACACATCCATATCCCAGACCCCGGGGCGCGGGCTGCTGGGGACCATCCAAACCTCGGACCTTCGCCTGGTGATTATCAATTCCGAATCCCCCCGCTTTTCCGACAATTTCACCGCAGAGGACCCCCCGGAAAATGTGACCGTTGAGCTATATCAATGGTTTGGCGCTCTACTGGACAGCGAAAAAGAGATTTTCTTCAAAGGCGTGATACGGGATCAGATCAAATACGACCTGTACGAATGCACCCTGACAATCAAGGGCATCTGGGAAAAATACAACATAAAGATTGGCGAAGACCTGATTATATCCGCCGATGACTTTGCGGCGGCGGACCCCGACGATATTGGCAAAATGCAAAACATCGGATACGGCAGCCTTTCCGGGGTACCCTGCCGGTGCGTGGAATCCGGGGCCGTGGACAACCTGGAATCCGATATTGATGCTTCCCAGATATCCATAGAGGTATCTGATGCGTCCGAATTCTCATCTTCGGGCACTATCGGCATTGATGCCGAAGAAATTACATATACCGGCATATCCGGCAATGTGTTGACCGGATGCACCCGGGGCGCCAACGGCACGTACGCCGTTGCCCACGCCGAAGGCGCTCCCGTGTGGCAGGTGGAAACCCGATATGTGTACCAGGTCGCCGGTCACCCGGTCAAATCCATCGGCGATATTTACGTGGACGGACTCCGGGTGACATCCATAGTCACCAAGTACACCGGCCAGTCCGGCGACGAGCTAGCCGGCTACGAGGGCCAGGCCGTGATCACCGTGCCCAGCAAACTGACCCGGCAACAGGCCGTGGACCTGCTCGTCGACGATGGGCTGACCATTGATGACGCCATCGCAGTGGTGGACACCATCGACGTGGATGACGGCATTTCCATTTCCGATACCATCGGGGTGTCTGACACCATCGCAGTGAGCGACACCATCGGGGTTTCCACCGGCAGCCACGACCACATCAGCGCCGCGCAGATCGTCAATTTTATGTATGATGTGGGAGAAGAGCTGACGGGCGATGTGCTGTATATATACGCGATGCTGGATCACGATTATGATACGTCCGCCCGGTTCGGCAACGTGAATGCCGAAGCCAAAGTGGAAAAAACCTACTACGAGGACTATGGATGCCCGCCCACGCACGTCAGGATGTGCATGTATCTCCCCGATTATTTCGGTACCGGGACCGTATGGGCCCAGCTGTACGACAGCGGCTCGGTGTACCTGTCCGGATGTTCTGTGTACGGACATGCGACCGGGGTGTTCAAAAGTTCATGGATCGCGGTCAACAGCTATTTTAACACGTGGGCCAAGCTGAACGCCGGCAAAAT